CCAGTTTGTCTGCCATAGTGTATTTAACACCAATAGTAGCTAACCATGTTTGCAAAATTGTATGATCAAAATTGGTAACTGATCTATGAATACCCATGATGTTATCATCACCGTAGGTCATCACATTAACTTGTGACTTAAAGTCATTCAAGTTGTTACCAGCTAATTTCCAAGCATATCTCAGATAAAGAGAATTCACCAAACTATTAATAGTAACGGTCAATGGTTGTCCTGAAGGATTAGATCCAAAGAATTCAATTAAATCGCCGTTAAAATTAACAAGAGGAAAAGCAACATCGAAGGCAATTCCACGAATCACCTTGAGATGGTTTTCCTTCCAACCTGCCTCTTGCAGTATCAAGATGATGACATCAAATGCCGCCAAAATGACTTGTGCGCACATATTCTTATCAAATTTAGAATAATCGCCAGCAACCATACGATCTTTACCATGAGCGGTTAGGTAATGATAAATATCATCCCACTCCATAGAAGTAGCGTTGGTTCCCGGTGCGGCTTCAAAAGCAAACCGGTTATTTTGAGATAAACGTACATACGAGAGTAGGTACTTTCTTACCACAAATGACCAATCAGCGGGGGCCCCAGCAAAGACTCGAGTAGCCATACTCTCTATTTTTGCTCGGGAAGTCGGTTCGTCTTTAAGATGACCAACAAACAATGGCATAACGCGTTCACTATGCTGGTACTTATCCAGAATATCGTCAACCCGTTCATAGAATCGTGCATCAAAATTGACACAATCTTGCCAGACGTCATGTTCACCCTTGTATTCAAGTAGATATTTCTTCTTCTTACTCCAAGGGTATCCCATAGATGTGTTTCTGTTCATCTTATCAATAAATTTCACACCTGGAAGACCATTGATGGTCGACAAGTTGTCCAAAATAATGAGTTCTTTCAATTGGTCTTTGGGAACCAATGTCAAGATATCTTTGGCAAAAGATCTCACACATTCTTGTAAAATGTCATCACGCATCGTGAATTTTTGTTGCACAATGTCAACAGCTCCTTTACGCCATGGTTGCCAACCTGACATATAAGGGCGGTCGAAATTATCTTCATAACCTCGATCACGCACTGAACGGTAAATAAAGGTCCTAATGACCTTTGACTTATTCCCCGATCTTTTACAATCAAGGCTACCGTAAACATTAGCCTGACCAT